AAACAACACATACACCAAAATGATCATATGACCAACTAGCCTTTGAGGGATAATCACTTACTACATTCATATTAGTTAAATCGCCCGATGATAGAGGACTATTATATGTTTTTGCACTTCCATCTCTACTAACAACTACAAACAACGCATCGCTGTCACCTGTCATGTTAACATTTTGATTTTCCATACCTTCAGTGGGAGAAGAGGAAGTATCAGTGGGAGAAGAGGAAGAATCAGTAGAAGAGAAAACATTGATAACGTTTCCTGTAACCGGATCAAAATAAATGGAACCTGGTCCACCACTCTTGTCATGAATCACAACTAATTGTTGAGAGCTGCTATAATGAGGATAAGTATTAGTTTGAGCTGTAGAAGTCATAGTTGTAGCTCCTTCCTTAAAGGTTTCTTTCACAGAATAACCAATGAAAATAGAAATGATTAATACTAAAACAAGAAGAAGAAACATGTTTAAAGGAGTTAATTTTATACCTTTCATTTACGATCTAATATACTTTATACTTGGAAAATAATCACTAAATAACCAGCCTAATAAAATTGAATATTTCGTATGATGAAATGAAAAATACAAAATGAGTCAACTGGATACATTTTATAATGAAGATAACCAATTTGAAATTGGAGTAGACGAAGCAGGACGTGGTCCTTTATTTGGTAGACTCTATATTGGAGCCGTTGTTTTACCTAAAAACAATGAATTTCATCATGAGTGGATGAAAGATTCTAAAAAGTTTCATTCAAAAAAGAAAATCAAGGAAGTCGCCGAATACATTAAACAAAATGCATTGGCGTGGAGTGTTGAATACGTCGAACACGATGTTATTGACACAATCAATATTCGTCAATCCGTATTTCAAGGAATGCACAAAGCCGTTGAAAATATTGTCGCAAAAATAGGTAAACAAGGTGTCTTCTTGATGGTTGATGGAAACGACTTCAAACCGTATGTTTATTTCGACGACACCAAAGAAGAAATTGTTACATTGCGTCATGAAACATTTGAAGGCGGAGACAATCGATTTACAAACATAGCAGCGGCTTCTATATTGGCTAAAGTAAGTCGCGATGAATATATTGAAAAACTTTGTGAAAAATATCCGGAATTGATTACTAGATATTGCCTAAATAAGAATCAAGGTTATGGCACCCGACATCATTTACAAGGTATTCTACAACATGGGATTTGCCAATTTCATCGAAAAACATACGGAAGATGTAAAGAAGCATGTTATAACCCGGTTAGCGAATGTGATCTATCATCATAATATCCAATGATTTCTTGGGTATGTTTGTAAATTTCGCACAAGCATCGTTTATGCTATAAGAAAAAAGAAAACAATCCTTTTCTTTTTCATAAACCGACCCCAAACAATATTCGATCGGTTTTTTTTCAAACGTAAAAAAACGGGTATATTTCTTTAAAGTATAATCCTCGCTATTCAGTACAACGATCATATGGTAATAAAAACGTCTATAATCGAAAATAACATAATGACACAAAAACCATATTTCTTTCTCCTCTTGGAAAAAGGTTCCATGACAAGATCCCCTTACATTGGAAAAAAACAAGGGTGTTTTATGTTCGACGGTTTGTTTAAAGGTGTTTTCTACAATATTTCCAAGAGAAAGAGGATACCAAGTATAAACCACTGTTTTTGGGTCATTTATATTCACATAAACCCAATTTTTCTCCACCATTTTGTTTTTAGGAGATTCAATGATCGTAGATTCACATGTTTCTTGGAAATTCTCTTTCAAACCCCCTTTTTCGACTTGAATGTGTTGATTCGCTAAACCGCGATTGCAAATATATCCAAGAGAGACTGGATCTTTTGACATAGCACAGAGACGGATATCCTCTAAACCACAATAATAACCATCATGGACTTTATCATATTTTAAGTCATCGGTGTGTAAAATAGATTCCCAAGACTCCTCGCGTTTCGTGATTTGATAAACCGCGTTTTTCGTAATGATCTTTGATACATTGTTATAATTCCCTTTTTCATCGATTTTATAATTGACATAACGAATATTTAGGAAATAGTTGGCGGCGTCGACTTTCAATAAACTGGGCGTACTCGGTTGAAAACCCTCTTTTTCCACAATACATTTGTTTAACGTATTTATCAAATCATCCATACAATTATCGTGTTTCTTGGTTATTTGCGCAGTGTAAAACCGATAATTGGTTAATATACTTTGCACAATGGAAAAAGGTAGTTCATCATTGTCTAATAATTTCATGGCTAATTTTGATAAAACACTGGGTTTTTCTTTGCAATAAAAAGCGATGATCGAATATTCGTAGTCGAGTTTAAAATCGTATATGTCTTTTTCCATAAAAAGAAAGTCTTTGCGATCGTTCTTGGACACCGATGTTTTAGCCATCTCATAAAAAGCCATTGCCAAATGATATTGTTCGTTTATGCGATAAAAATGTACCATTCGATAGAGGTTTTCGATTCGTTCTGGCATGATTTCGTAGGCTTCCAAATAATATACAAACGCTTCTCTTGGTTTTTCTAAACATAAATAACAATTCCCGATACTGTAATAACTATACCATACTTCTTCGATCCACCCTTTTGCATTGATACGTTTAAAGTATGTTTCGACCGCCTCGGCATATTGTTCATTGTCTCGATAACTGTTTGCCAAATAAAATAAATAACGCGGATGATTCGGTTCATCTTGTAACCCCTTGTTCAAAAGATCAATGTCACGACTGAATTTGTTTGTCTTGGATCCTCCGTCACCCACATCATTAATAAATACTTGATTCCGATCGATGGTTCCTATTTCTGTATCTTTAGGCAAAACCAAATGTTCATGTGTGACACCCCAATAGGAGAGACCCTTTTGCTTTTTTACAATACGAACATTGAAATACTGAAAATGCGCCGTTCCTTGAAACAAATGGAATGCTTGGCCACCAACCAGGTGTTTTTTGAAAGAAGAAGGTGGTATAGAAGGATCTACCCAAAATACCATGTCAGCGTCCAAGAAAAGAATATAATCCACTTTTTTCATTTTGCAACACTTTTCCAAGGCCTTTGTGCGATTGTATCCAAAATCCCGGAAAGGTTCTTGGAAAAGCGTTCCTTCTATTTTATGTTTTGAGAAGAATGTTTCGATTATTTCCATCGTATTGTCACTGCTTCCAGTGTCACAAATACAATAACTATCAATATATTTGTAAACGGATTCCAAAAGTCGTATTATGATGTTACTTTCGTTTTTTACAATCATATTTAAACACACCCTCGGTTCTTTAGTCATTTTACCATATATTTGTCTTGGAATTTTATGTATTTATTTCATTAACTATTTTTTATGCACCCCATATATACGAGTTTATAATGTCATTTACAAGATTCCATGACGATGAAATTAGAATTAAAAAACAATTAGAAGAAATGACCTATGCAGGAAGATACATGTTGGATAAGCCTGGTCAAGGATCTGTCATGCCCTTTCAAGAAGACGTGCATATTCGTTTGGAGCAATTTGGTGCAAATTTAAACAATAATAATATTAATTTGGAAAGTGATTTAATGGGATTGACACGCAATTTAAACCGTGATCACTTGGAATCAAACCAACACCTTGAAAAAAAAGTTCACTCAACACCTATACAATATCCAAGCGCAAAGCCTTTTGTGGAAGAAAGTCGTGCAAGTCATCCGGCGTGGATGTATCGTGATTTGGAACATCCTATTTGGGAAACACCTTTTATTAATCCACAAGCCAATTTAGAGAAACCCTTCCATCATAACATTCAAACACGTATTTTAGAAAAAGATAACTATAAACCAAAGTTAACGACAACGGATTTTTCAACTTATTAAATTTCATTTAGTTTTAACTAATTTATTGTGTCTATTGTATATATCTGATTATATACAATGGAATTGGCGATACCTTTAGTAGCATTAAGTAGTCTATACTTTATTAGTAGATCAAACAATACGCAAGAAGACAGCGAAGAAGGATTTCAAACAAATAATCAAATGGAAATGGATTTGCCAAATACAAATGTGCCAAATACAAATTATCCATCTGAAATAGTGAATGACGAACCTTTAGATGTAACTACAAAACTAGCTGTTGATAACAAATACAACGGCCAAGCACACACCGATAAATATTATAATTTGTCCGATCCCAAGAATATTTTCAATAATGAATATTGGCCAATGAAAACGGGTATGAAGGCAACACAAGACGATTATACTTCCCTCAGTGGCAACAAGGTCGATTTGAGTTATTATACACATAACAATATGCAGCCCTTTTTCAGCGGAAGTGTTAACAATAGAAACAACGATCACTCTATTAACGAGAGTTTATTGGATAGTCATGTAGGCAACGGATCGCAAACAATTGATAAGAAAGAGCAATCCCCTTTGTTCGCTCCTAATGAGAATCACCAATGGGCCTATGGAGCACCCAATCAAAACGATTTTATGCAATCACGCGTAAATCCTAGTTTAAAGATGTCGAATGTGCTTCCCTTTAAACAAGAAACGGTTGGACCGGGTATTGGATTAGGATATACAAGCGAAGGTTTAGGCGGTTATAATTCTGGTATGATGGAGCGCGATACATGGATGCCCAAGACAGTCGACGAATTGCGAACTGACAACAACCCGAAGTCAGGCGGCGGAGTTTTACTCGGTCGCGAAGGCCCTGCTGCAACATCCGTGAAATCCCGAGGTGAATTAGGTAGAATGGAAAAACATGGTCCAGAAAAGACATTTGAAATGAACAATAGTCGTTATTTCACAACCACCGGTTTAGAGAAAAAGCAAACATTACGTCCTATTCAAGAAGACCGTTACACAAATCGCCAGGAAACTACGACTGATTATACCGGCGCTGCTGGTGGTGATTCCAAAACAACGTACATTGAGGGTGAATACATGCCTTCCAAAAAACATGAATTAGGAGAGGTTCCTATTTCCATTGCTTCTGCTGCAGGAAGGGGTGGCGCTAACGAAAATGATTTCGGTGCGAAGTCCCAGATGGTTTACGCAAACAACCGTAGTTCGAATAAACAAAATGATTATTTCGGTGCGATTGGTGGTGCGATTGGCTCTGTAGTGAGTCCTTTGCTGGATGTAGTGCGTCCCTCTCGTAAGGAAAATACAGTGGGTAATTTACGTGTTTATTCCAATGCCAGTACAAAGGTTCCTTTATCTTATGTGTTTAACCCTGCTGATCGTGCACCAACCACAATTCGCGAAACAACAGAAAACACCAAACAACACTTAAATGTTGGAAACAAGACAATGAATAAGGGTGCATACACCGTTACTAAAAACCAAGCTGCCAATACTGCACGTATGGGACAATCCGATTATTATTATGCGGGTAATTCCAGTGCATCCGCCAATAGTCGCAAACCTCAATCATACGAAGCCGGGTATAACCAGAGAAACAATGACGTGCGCATGGCTACCATAGACAATCGTTTGGAGCACGGAAATATGTCATTAATGAACAATAACGTTAATGTGAAATCCACCGACCGATCCGAAAACATGAATCAAAATTATATGAATGTCGGTTCCAGTTACAAGGGACCAAGTTTAGATAATATGGGTCAATTACAAGGTAAATTAGAATTACATTCCGGTATTCAAAGTGACCGTTTATCGAGTCAAAGTGTTGACATAAAACAAGCATTAAAACAGAACCCCTATGCATTGAGTATTACAAAGTAAATTATTGTATTATTGCATTATATATTTCGTATAATGCCATATTTTCCAAACTTGAATGTATGTTACATTCACATTCCTAAGACCGGTGGAACAACAATCGAGAATTATTTAAGCACCTTAGAAAAGAAACCACTGCATATAGATACACTTTATCATCGATTTACAGATATGATTATGTTTCAAGTGGAATCAGAAAAGACGAAAAGACATCGACAAATATTAGAATTAGTAAGGGAAAAAAATTATTCTTTGCATCATTTTACTTGGAAAGACATAAATGATCATAAAGACTTATTATTAAACAACGAAAAACAACCAACCTTTTTAGTGAGTGTTCGAAATCCATATGATCGCATTGTTTCCGAATTGTTTTTTTTAGGGAAAATCAACAAATATATGAATCAAAATCAGGTCTATACTATGTTAAAACATTATCTTGAAAGCAGTAATCAATATGATAATCACAAAACACCACAATATAAATTTGTTATAGATGAAAATGAAAAACTCATTGATAATTTGAAAATTGTGAAAACTGAAACATTAAACCGGGATATGAAAGCACTTGGATGTAATGGTTTTGATAAAACAAAACGACGATTAAAAAATATACATCATATGTCAAGCTATGCAGATTTTTTAAACAAAGAGTCGATTACATTGATTAACGACTACTATAAAAAGGATTTTATTTATTTTGATTACAATATGTTATAAATTATGCGCTG